CCGGATCGAAACCATCTAGGCACTCCGTAATTCCTGCCATGCTTCATGCAGGCTTCACACATACTGCGGTAGTATATCTTACCAGCTTTTTTATAATTAACAGCGCAGGGTCTAGCCCCACATTTGCACAGTGGTCTCATATGCGTATTTAACCAACCGCACCTTTTTGCCCCTTTTAAAGCTTTGTAATGCGGGCATTTTTTGTTTTTATCACTAAATACAAGACAACATACTATTACCAGGAGATATGGGAATGGCACTAACATCACCAGGCGTAGAAGTTACCGTAATTGACGAAAGTTTCTACACGCCAGCAGCACCGGGCACTGTTCCACTGATTGTGGTTGCAACAGGCCAAGACAAAGCAAATGGTGCAGGCACAGGAACTGCACAAGGAACACTTGCTGCAAACGTTGGAACCGTATACAGAGTTTCCAGCCAGAAAGAACTGAACGATATTTTTGGCGTTCCGTTTTTCGAAAAGACAGCAAGCTCAACACCAATTCATGGTTCAGAAAGAAATGAATATGGTTTATTGGCGGCATACAGTTTGCTAGGAGTATCAAACTCAGCATTCATACAAAGAGCCGATGTAAATCTAAACGAATTAGAAGGTCAAGCAGAAGCTCCGGGAGCGGCTCCAGATGACGGACAATGGTGGGTAGACACCAGAGCCACAGCTTGGGGAATCCAAGAATGGAATGGCGCGGCTATTTCTACCACAGGCGGACAAAGATTCACAAACAAGACACCAATTGTGCTTACAGACGATGACTCAACCAAGATTGAAGCTTCACCGTTCCAGGGACAAGGACGCAGACCTAAAGGCGCAGTAGGGTCGATCGGAGACTACGCAGTTGTGTTTGAAACTGTAGACGGCGGCGACGGATTTGCGGCAAGCAGAGAAACTGCACGTTTTTATTACAAGTCAGCAGGCAACATGCAGGTTGGTGTTGCTGCAGGTGACTGGGTATTGGTAGGATCAAACGAGTGGAGAGCAAGTTGGCCTACGGTAATTGGCTCGGTAATTGTAACAGGAACACTGACCTCTGGTATTATAAACCTTAACAACACTGACGTTATTGTATCTGGCGGAGACACTCTTGATGATTTGGTAGATACCATAAACGGTCGAGACATTCCAGGTGTATCCGCTAAGAACATATCTGGTAGTTTGTATCTATACAGCTCGGGCGACACAGATCCAACTGAAAACGCTATTGTGGTTGCCGGAGATACTGCTAATCTTGATGAGGTTGGTATAACAGCCGGCACCAAATACGGTGTTGCGCTTCAGCAAACTCCCCACACAAGTGTTCCAGAATGGAAAACAAACGATGATAATCCAAGACCATCAGGCAGTGTTTGGGTTAAAACAACAGAACCCAATCTAGGATCTCGTTGGAGAGTAAAACAGTGGGATGCGGCATCAAGTTCATGGGTAGAATTTTCAGCACCATTATATGCAACCACACACGCGGCACTGAACGGTCTAGATAGATCAGGTGGTGGAGTAAATATTCCCACAGACAGCATCTTTGTGCAAACAAACTCAAACCAAGACAGCGGGTTCGATGCTTCGCCTGCTTCAGCCACTTTTAGAGTTTGGTATAGAAGATCTACGGGAAATACAACAATTACCTCAGCAGTTGTTGCAGATAATACATTTACTGTTGGTGAAAATACATTCACAATTCAAGAATCAGACAATGGTAGCGACGCACTAAGTTCAGCTGTAGATGTAAGTTTCACAGCCGCAGGACTTGCTACTGATGCATTTTTAATGGCTGAAGCTATAAACGCCGCAGGGCTTGAAAATGTAGTTGCATCTGTAACCACAGACAACAAAGTGCAAATTGATCATACACTGGGCGGCGATATAAGATTTGTAGAAACCAGTCTTAACAGCCTAGGAATATTTACACCATTCAGCATAAACACACTGGCCGGAACCACCAACTTCTATCAGCTACCATCAGGTGCTGGCGATAGTTCAGGCGCTACTGTGTTCTTGGCAAGTAACTGGGCACCTTTGTCGGCTTTGGACTTTGAAGCTAGCAACAACGATCCAGAGAATGAGCCAGACGATGGCCAACTTTGGTATAACCCAGAGTTCAGTGATGTTGATCTAATGATACACGATGGCACCACCTGGGTGGGTTATCAAAACTTCAGCACTGCATATGCAGATACTAACCCTACTGGGCCCATGGTGAGTGCAACTGAACCTACCACACAAACAGATGGTTCTGCTTTGGTAGACGGTGATATTTGGATTTCAACAGCAGATATAGAAAACTTCCCAATCATGTATCGCTACAACGGCGACTTATTAGAGTTTGTTCAGCTAGACAAAACTGATCAAACCACAGAAGAAGGTGTATTGTTTGCGGATGCTAGATACGGCCTAAGTGGTGCGCTAGGAGACACAGTTGCAAGCATTGTAGACTTGTTAACAAGCGATTATCTTGATCCAGATGCACCGGATCCTGCACTTTATCCAAAAGGCATGATTCTTTGGAACACACGCAGAAGCGGTGGTAATGTCAAGCGTTATGAAAACAACTACATCGATACCACAGCAGATAATGCTCGGTTCAACGACGAAGCAATGACTGCTTATGCTACTGATCGTTGGGTAACTGCATCTCCAAATCAAGAAGATGGATCAGGAAGCTTTGGTCGCAAGGCACAACGTGCTGTTGTTGTAGCGGCACTCAAGAGTGCTGTGGATACCAACCAACAGGCTAGAGACACAGAACGCAGAAACTTCAACTTGATTGCTTGTCCAGGGTATCCTGAGCTAATGAGCAACTTGGTTAACCTCAACATTGACAGAGGATTAACTGCGTTTGTAATAGGTGATACACCTTTGCGTTTAGCATCGGATTCAACCACTCTTAACAATTACGGAACCAACGCCGCATTGGTTACAGACAACGGTGATGACGGTATTGTGACATTTGATGAATACCTAGGTGTGTTCTATCCAAATGGTTTCACAACAGATCTAAGTGGATCAAACGCAGTTGTTCCTGCTTCGCACATGATGCTGAGAACAATAGCGTTAAGTGACAATGTCAGCTTCCCATGGTTTGCTCCAGCAGGAACAAGACGTGGCGGAATCACAAATGCCACTTCGGTAGGATACATTGATTCACTTACAGGAGAGTTTGAGACTGTTGCTCTAAACGAAGGACAGCGTGATGTTCTTTACGAGAACAAGATCAATCCAATTCCGTTCTTTGTAGGAACAGGACTTGTGAACTTCGGACAGAAGACCCGTGCAAGAAATGCAAGTGCATTGGATAGAATCAATGTTGCAAGATTGGTTGTGTTCCTAAGATCACAGCTTGACAAACTTGCTAGACCATTTATATTCGAACCAAATGACAAGATCACAAGGGACGAAATTAAGCAAGCGGTAGAAAGTTTATTGCTCGAACTTGTAGGACTAAGAGCAATATTTGATTTTGCGGTAGTGTGTGATGAAACAAACAATACTCCTGCAAGAATCGACAGAAACGAGCTTTATGTAGACATAGCAATTGAACCTGTGAAAGCAGTTGAATTCATCTACATTCCGCTGAGAGTCCAGAATACAGGAGAAATTTAAGATGCCTATTACTTCATTAAACAACTTTGGCGTTCCGACAGACGGAGGCAACCAAGTTCTCCTAATGCCTAAACTACAGTATCGATTCCGAGTTACATTGCTCGGTTTCGGAACTGAAGCGGCAACAGAACTTACAAAGCAGGTTGTATCTGTCAGCAGACCGGATATTACTTTCGAGCCAATGACACTCGATGTGTATAACTCTAAAGTGTATCTAGCAGGCAAGCACACAATTAACACGGTATCATTGGAACTACGTGACGATGCAAGTGGTTTTGTGCAAAGACTGGTAGGACAGCAGATGCAGAAGCAGTTTGACTTTGTTGAACAAGCGTCAGCTAGATCAGGTGTAGACTATAAGTTTACTACCAGAATTGAAATACTTGACGGTGGTAATGCTAATCTAGCACCAAACATACTAGAAACATTCAATCTATATGGATGCTTCTTGACCGGTGCAAACTACAACGAACTAAACTATGCAAACAACGAAGCGGCTACAGTGAGTTTGACAATACAGCCAGACAACGTAGAACAATATGCTGCAGGCGAAACAGAAGTTTCAACCGTAGGCGGTATTGGTGCAAGCGTAGGTCGAGCACTTTCCGATCTAGGCCAGGCAACTACTGGCTCGTCACCAGGTTAATTATAACCTGCCAAAAAGAGCCCAGAATTTTCTGGGCTTTTTTTACGGCTAAA